CGGGCCGCCCCTGCCTGTCCCACTCCTCCAGAGCCGTGGGGCCGGTCACGGGCGCGGCCGTAATTTCGGCAATCTTGGCGCGGGCTTCCTCCATGCGACCGGCCAGGCCGATGTCAGAGGGGTTGAAGCGGATGGTGCCGATCAGGGTGCCGTCCGCATCCTTGACGTCATAGCTTTTTAAGCCGCGGTCAATGTTCAGCTCCATTGTTTATTCCTCCGTGAAGGTGGGCACGCCTGCCGCAATGGTGCAGGTGCCCAGCGTTTTGTTGTTGGACAGGTGTACGTTCATCGGCATGCCGACGTAATCGGAGCCGCCCAGGCTCTGGGGCACGATGGTGCAGCCGGTGTGCTTTTCCGCCGTGAAGGAGCCGGAAGCAGCCCCCAGGAAGCAGTGGACGTGCAGCACATCGAACATGCTCAGCTCGCTTACAGCGTTGCGGCGCTCAATGTCCAGCAGCTTGGCGCTCAGCTTCTGGCCGCCGCGGATGGTGCAGGGGTCCAGGTCAAGCTCCGGCTTTGCGGCGCTCACGTTCACGTCCGTAATGCCCAGGATGTCGGTCACGGTGTCGGTGTCGTGGTTGTATTCCACGCTTGCGTCCTCAACGCCGCGGCCCAGCAGTTCCCAGGTCTCAGTACCGGAACCGCCGACGTCCACAAAGATCATGTCCAGTTTGCGGTCAGCTTTTTGGCCGGCGGTCAGGTTGATAGCAGCTTCTGCCATGGTTATTCCTCCTCAAGATAGAGTTTGATTTGTAATTGATAGCGGGCCGCGTTGGCATCCGCCCCGGTGGGCACACCGGCGTTGGATGCCGTGATTTTGGTCACGCGGTACCCGCTGACAGCGGGGTAGTTGTGGGTGCGCTCCTGCCCGCGGATCCAGGCGGAGAGCGCGGCGAAAAAATCAGCAGCGTCCAGGTTGGGCTTCAGCTCCCGCCCAAACGGCAGCTGTGCCACAAAGGTCAGGTTGTATTCGGCCAGGTCATACCCCAGCACGTCGGTGCGGTGGCTCTCGCTGGCCGTGCGCAGGGTGTATTCGGTCGGCTCTGCGCCCAGGTAGTTGGCGTTGAACAGGTCCTGCCTGTTGATCAGGGGGCACTGTGCGCGCATCCAGGCGCGGGTGGCATCCAGTACGTTCATCTTCCGGGTCTTCCTCCTGCCAGGGCGGCGGCTTCGCGGATGACGTCATCCTTGTGTTCGGCCATGGCCCGCTCAAACCAATAGGCACCGCGATCCGGCGCGCCGTTGTAGGTCAGCGGGCGGCCGGTGGGGTACTTGTGGGGCGGGCTGAAAAAGCCTGCCAGCTCGCCGCCCTCAAAGATGGGAATGTTGGGGCCGTACACCTCGCCATAGTACAGGTAGCGCGCATAGGGCGTGGCGTACACGATCATGCCGTCCCCGATGGCGCTTGCCATGATGGCGCTGTGCTTGAGGGTGCCGGTTCGGAACGGCACCTTGGGGTCACAATAGCGGATCACCGCTTCGTCCACCGCCTTCTGCACCCTCCCGCCCGGTGTCAGCCCCCGTTTTTCCAGGGCATCAGAAAGGGCGGAAAGGTCAAGGCGGGCATCATATTTCAGTCCCATCAGCTTGCCTCCACATACCAGTGCGGCGCGGGGTGGCCGCGGTTGTCGTGGACGGCCAGCACGGTGGCGGTCACGGTGCCGCAGGTGATCTTGTCGCCGGGGGCAATGTCCAGCCCAGCGGGGGCGGCGCTTTCCGGGATGCGGCATTTGTACACCCGCGCCGCGTGCAGGCCGGTGGAATCCACCGCGGTCTTTGCCTGCCCGTACCAGCTCACGCCGGTCAGGGTGGTTTCCTCGCTCACATCCCAGTCGGCATCGCCGTCATAGTGCAGGTGGGTCAAGGTCACGGTCTGGTCACAGCCGTACAAGGGCCGCACCTCCCATCCCGGCCCGCATAGCGCAGCGGATGGCTGCGCGGCAGGTAAATATCCGCGGCCGCCTGCATGTCTGCCGTATACTGTGCGGTCAGGGCGGCAGTGTTCAGCGTTTCGCTGTAGCCGTCTGTGTTAAAGGCTGCCAGGCCGGGGCGGCTGCGCTCATCGGCCTTGGCGGCCTGGTAGCGGGCGGCAACATCCGCCAGCGCGCAAGCCGCCAGCTTTACGGTATCATCCACCGGCGCCCCGCACTGCAGGCGGCCAAATGTGATGCTGTCCAGATAAGCGCAGGCTTCCCGCACGGCGGGCATCCACTGCCCCTGGGTGGTGATCAGGGTGCCGCAGTAGGCGCCCTGATAGTCGGTAAAATCAGCATACATGGCAGCCCCCTTACTTGGATGCAGGCAGGGTGACGGCAACCAGCACGGCGGCTGTGGCAACCGTTACGGTGCCGGTCTGCGGGCGGTAACCGTCTGCCTTGACGCTGTAGGGATATTCACCGGCGCGCAGGTGGAACACGGCGGTGCCGTCAGTGCCGGTCAGGCGGATGGAGCCGTTCACATTGACAGCTGCACCGGCAATGGCATTGGGGGAGCTTTCGGCATTATCCTTGACGGTAAAGGTCACAGTCTGGTCGGTGTAGGCGGTCGCGGCGTCAATGTAGGCAAAGGGCACGTTGACGCGGTTCTCGTTCATGCGGGTGGCGGGGTTCGGCATAGCCCAGCCCATGCGGAAGGTAACGCGCAGGGCAATCATGTCCTGCTGGGCCAGGTTGAAGATGATGGCCTTGGTGCTGGGGTCCTGGATCACGGCCTGGTCCAGGATCTTGACGTCCACATCCTGGCGGATGGCGTACACCAGCTGCTTGAAGTTGCCGGCCACCATGCGGGCAACGCTGGTATCAAAGCTGCCGTTCTCAGGAAAGTAGATCGGCGCGCCGTCCAGGGCATAGGGGGTGGTGCCCTGCATATCGCTCTTGTACAGGGGGTGGCCGTTGGTGTCCTTGATGCCGCGCAGGGACGCTTTGGCACCCATGGCAGCCACAACACCGTCCACGGTGTAGCCTGCATCCTCCACCTTGGCAAACAGTCCGTTTTCGCCCAGCAGGGAATCATAGGTAATGCCGCCGGAAACGTTGTTGCCGGCCTGGCGGGCAACGGTGATAATGTCGTTCTGCCACTCTGCCGGGCGGTTGATGCCGAACAGAATGGCCTGGTCCACCCGCAGGCCGATGGCTTCGTTGACACGCGGGGTCACCTCGCCCAAAATGTCAAACTCAGCATCAGCCAGAACGGCTTCGGGGATGGGGACAATGACTGCCAGCTCACCGGCGGTCAGGTAGACGTTTTCCCACGCCTGGCGGGAAGTCTGCTTATAGCCGGTATCACCGTTGACCCAGTAGGCCAGCGGCAGCATGGAAAGCACCGGAATGCGGGTCTGCTTGCTGGTCATGTTGGGCAGCTTGCGGCCCAGCTGCATCACAACGCTCTGCTTGGGGGCATCCTGAAAAATGGTGCTGACAACCTGCTCACGAATCAGGGCTTCAGCGCGGGAACGATCAATAACATTGGGCATGGGTTATTCTCCTTTCATTTGCCAAACGCGGCACGGATCGCTGCGTTTGCTTCTTCGCGGCCGGTGGCAGCTGCCGGGGTGCCGGTAGCACTGGCCACAATACGCGCGGGCTTGGTATCGGCGGCAAATGCGCCGGGGTCATTTTCGCGGTAGGTCTTTACAAAGTCGTCAAAGCCCAGCAGGCTGTCCCCCTGCAGGGGCAGGTTCTTGGCGGCCAGGTCGGCCATAAATGCCTTTTTGGCACTGGCGCTGGTAAAGTGCAGCCCGGCAGCTGCATTCTGGGCGGCATAGCCTGCCTGCAGCTCGGCTACTTTTGCGTCCGCCGCTTTCTGAGCATCGGTGGCTTTCTGCTGCCAGTCGGGGTCATAGCCTTTCAGCTTGGTGTTGGCTTCGTCAAGCTGGGTGCGGATGGCATCACGCTCGGCTTTGGCCGTCTCAGCGGCCTGCTTTTCGCGGTTCACGTCCGCGCCGTTCATGGCGAACACACGCTGCACCTGCTCATCATTCAGGCCAAGGGCTTTGAGATCTTCGGTTTTCATGGGTGTTACCTCCTGTGTAGGGTGTCAGATAGGCGTTTTAAGGTGGTCGCCGTCACCGTCTGTGCGGCTGTTTCAGCCCTGCCGCAGCCGGGCAAAAGGGGATAAAAAGTGCCCGCTTGCCCCTCATGCAGGGCAGGCAGGCATAAAAATACCACGGTGCAGAATTTGCATCGTGGCTTCAATAATTTGTTGGCGCGGCCTTTACGGCACAATTTCAATGGCGGGCAAAACGTCCGTGTAAAAACATAGCCGGTACTGGCGCGGGCAGATGTAATTCACCTTGAACTGTTCCGGGCTGGTCACTGCGGTCAGCATGGCCAGCATCAAAACAAGCAGCTTCTTCATTGTATCCTCCTAAAAATGGGCATGAAAAAACCACGGTGCAGGTGCATCGTGGTTGAATGTTTAGGGGTTATTCAGGCAGTTCACCCAGTTTTTTCAGAATGTCGTAATATCCGCGCGCAGCCAGCTGAGAAGGTGGGGTGTTTCCGTCAAGCACAATATAACCTTCAGGCTCATCATACTGCGGGTCAATCGGGTGCTCTTTGAGATAGTTTTTCATATACTCAATCTTTTCCGGCGTAATAATGCACGCCATATTGCTGCACCTCCTCAAAAAATGCGTTCATGAGATTCCAAACTTGCTCATTAGTTTTTGCTTTGTCTGCGGCATCACTCAATTCTGACGCGGCCAACTGAAGAGCTATTTCATTGGTATTTGCAGTACGCTCGATTGCAAAAATGTTTCCGTCATTGCCCACCGCAGTAAGCAGCTTGAGTGATGTATGTTTAGCAAAGGCGCGTAAATCATCAGGTGAAAATGTCAGCCCGCTGGGGTGCGAGTGCATTACAATGCAGTCAACATTTGGAACCTTGATCTTTACAGGCGTTCCCGGTTCAGAACTTTCCTTGTAACCGCCCAGAGGCTGCATATCCAGCCCATAGCAGCGGGCCTTTTCTATCCCAAGCGGAACCTTTCGGGCTTCCAGCAGCAGCTTCTTGTGGGCGTTGGCAAGGGCACGGCTGCCCGCGGCGTCCAGCGTCTCACAGGCAAATGGCTGAATGTGCTGAATGCTCTGGATGGTAATCTCCTTGTACCCCAGGCTGCTTTCTTTCAGTGTAGCATTGTTTTTCTCGGATTGCAAGGCACTTGCCACCGCAGCCGTCCGTTTCCCGTTCCGCCGTTTACAAAAATATTTTTGAAATAGGGCTTGCTTTTTCCATCTTATCCTGTTATAATAATCAAGCGCTGTTAAGGCAGAGGCACAAATGAATATGGGAGCTTTCCCGAGTGGCCAATGGGGACAGACTGTAAATCTGCTGCTTAATGCTTCGGTGGTTCGAATCCACCAGCTCCCACCAAAAAGCTGTGGCAAAAATGTGTCACAGCTTTTTTTGTTATATCGCTAAAAAATGACGAGCTCATCAGCCCCTTTTTTCAAACGTTTTTTACAGTGTTGTCCAACACAAAAAGAGGAAAACCACAAATGTGCACTCAAGAATTAAAAATTGGCACAATTCCGGCTGTACTGTACGGCGAACCGGCCCCCAACATCTGGTTGTTCGTGCATGGCCAGGGCGGTAATAAAACGGAAGCCGCAGCATTTGCGGCGCTTGCCGCCCCAACCGGCTGGCAGGTGCTGGGCATTGACCTGCCGGAACATGGAGACCGCACGGGGGAAACTGACTTTACCCCCTGGCAGGTGGTGCCGGAGCTGCAAACGGTGCTGGCCTATCTGCAGCAGCACTGGCAGAGGATTCGGCTGCGGGCCAACAGCATCGGGGCCTATTTTTCCATGCTGGCTTTTGCCGGGGCAACGATTGAAAAAGCGCTGTTTGTTTCGCCGATTGTGGATATGGAGCGGCTGATCTGTGATATGATGCAGTGGGCAAAAGTAACGCCGGAGCAGCTTTGCGAAAAAGGTGAGATCACCACAGAATTTGGGCAGACCCTTTCGTGGCGGTACCTGTGTTGGGTGCGCCAACACCCGCTGGATGGCTGGCAGATCCCCACAGCAATCCTGTACGCCGGGCAGGACACCATGACAAGCCGGGACACGGTGACGACGTTCGCCCAAAAACACCATGCGGAACTGACGGTATA